TAACTGCACCTAAACCACACGATGAGGTCATTCCTACACCATAAGTAGAACCATCCCAAAATGAAATTTTAGTTCTATTGTTACCACTCTTAACTTGAACTTTACTAGGGTTGATAGTTTGATTATAAACTACATTTGCATCTAGCGAGGGTTTATTTGTTAGGTCATCATACGAACCACTAAATTTTGAATACCCAACAGTTGCATGATTACCCCAACTATAGGCTGTATTCCAACTATTAGAGTCTCCACCATTTGCAGTAATAACGCCAGTAGATTGAAAGTTTGAATTAGTTCTAACTAAAGAACCATCACCAAACACATCTAACATTCTTTTCCAATTACCAGCAACATCGTTTATCCAAGTAGATACATAAGTTTGACTTACATCTATTGCACCATATGGTTTATTTCCACTTCCATACCAAGTAGATACAGATGATGTACCACCACCACCATCAAAATAAACTGCCCTTGTGCTAGAACCATTAGGTGCAGAAAAAGCATTGTTAAATTGTGTTCCAGCAGGGGTACTATCTGCCCAATACTGTCTTATGCTTACTGGTTGAATATTTTGATTGTATACTATGCTTCCATCTAATGATGGTTTATTAGTTAGGTCATCATATGAGCCACTAAATGTTGAATAACCAGCACTTGCATGGTCTCCCCAGTTATATGCTGTTTGCCATGCAGATACATTTAAATGATTAAAAGATGTTTTACTGCTATCTGTAAATCGTACTTGCCCAGTATTAACTCTATTAGTAAAAGTAGATTCAGTAGCATTAATCGTTGATGCATTCAAGTCACCAGTTTGTAAGGGTGCAATAGAACCATTAGCAAATAGAGTCCTAAATGTACCACTTTGAAAATCTATTCTGTTATAATCAGCGATACTACCTATAGCAAATCCACCACTATTTAATCCAATTAAACCACCAGCATAAACAGTTCCATCTAAATGCAAACTACCAGCAGAGTTCAAGGTCATAACAGTTCTTAAATTGTTATTATATACAGATGTCTGAAATTCTAATTGAGAGTTATATCCACTTGAGCCTTGTCTAGTAAGTTGAATTCCTCCATAAAGGTCTGACGTACCCGTTGCCCAAACTTTAAAGCCTAAAGATGCCTTACCACTCCATGCTGTAGTGTTTTGAATTTGTGTTGTTGTGTCTCTAAATATTGTTGTCCCAGAAAACACATTCGTTCCAGCAAAGGTTGGGTTGCCAGTAATAGTTGCATAGTCATGCATAAAGATGCTAGGCTTTCCACTAATATCACCCCATGCAACATTACCAGCCGATGTAATGTATCCAGCATCATTGGTTAATTCAGATATATTATCTGATTTGAGTATTACTTTTTTATAACTAGCCATTTTGTTTAGCTACTTCCTTCTCAAATGCTTTTTGCAGTTTATCTAATAACTTTCCAAACTCAATAGCATTTGCTCCTTTTATGGTTGCACTTACCATTGCTTGTACTAAAATATTTAATTCTGTGTCTTTTAAATCAACTTTCAAGGTTCCTCCTGTGTATTTCTCCAAGTTTCTGAATAACAGCATATGCTTGTTCAATTTCATGCCCCTCAAATGTTGACTTTGCCAACAACTTTAATAAAAAATCTGTGTCCCTTACCCCCAGATTGACTGGGGGCTTGGGATTACTTGTGTTCACTTTGTGATTATACTTAGACATTAAGATGTTCTAACGTATATCACTCCACCTACTTCCTGTATACCACCAACTGGTACAGAAACATCATTATTGTCTAATGAACTATTGTTAGCAATTGATGCTATAGTTGACTTGCTTGTAGCATTAGCAAAATCGGATTCTGTTACACCCATTTTCCATGCTGTAGCATTTGCATCGTAATACATTACTGGCTTACTAGCCCTAGCATTTCCAGTTTCTGTTTCAACCATTAAACCAGCACTTTCTGCTCTAGTAGCATCTGAGTTTAAAAGCATGGTGTTATCAGCGATTTCTAATGTTTCAGTAGCTGTAGTAATTGTTTTACCACTTACTGTTAAATCACCAGCAATTGCAAAGTCGCCTGTTACATTTGTAATAGCCTGTGTTGCTTCAACTGCTAACACACCAGAACTGTGAGAAAGACCTGTACCAGCTACACTAGAATGCAAAGCTAAAGTAAGCTCTTCATCTGAAGATTGGTCTACTGTAAAATCTCCACCACCAGTTAAACCAGAACCAGCAGTTATAGTGATTTTATTATCATTTGGAGAAGGTACGTTAGCCCAAGCCAGAGTGCCATCACCACCAGTTCTAAGGAATTGACCATCAGAACCATTTCCTGTATTTCCACCTCTTCCATCTGTAAATTGCTCTGGCTGTATAACTCCGTCTGCTAAATGGCTATTAAGAACTTTATCAGCCCCAATACTTACTGATAATGCAACAGCTCCAGAACCATCAAATTCTACTCCTCTATCAGTTGCTACATCTCCACTTACAGAAAGCTCTCTTGCAGTTGCTAGTTTAGTTGAAGTAGCAGAGTTACCAGTTGTATCTTGATTACCTCCAGAATTTACTCCAGGTAAATTTATATTTGCACTTCCGTCAAAGCTTACGCCACCTAATGTTCTTGCTGTAGCAAGTTTGTCAGCTTTGGCTGAAGTTTGTGCGATATGGTCAGCCGAATCTTCGACGACCACCTTACTATATGTTGCCATATGTGTGTCTCCTTATTTTGTATTTTGCCCTTATACTGCCATGTATAAATGACCATTCAAGTTCACCAAATCTCCAGCCTGTGGATTTGTTGGTGCTGTGCTAACATTAATAGCACGTATTGTCCCATCGTCCTTGATGCTTAACAATTCTGTATTACCACTTTTTATTCTAAAAGTATCTGTAGCAGATGAAATATTGCCATCACTTATGGTTACACCAGCAGATACTGTTAGTCCTCCAGATATACTTACTGCCTCCGTACTTAAAAATAATGGACTGCCAATTCCTTCCCCATCAAATACCCTTTTAGCAGTTCTTTCTAATCCTTGGTTGGGATTGTTTGTATTTAATACTGTTAATAAGTCTTTATAGGTACTTTGTATTTGAAAATCTCTTAACATTAGCCACCTCTTATTGTTGATTGTATTTCTCTTACTGCTTCTTTGCGAACAGCTTCAGCTTTTCTAATAACTCGAATTACCTTTTCTGTAATACTTGCATATTTCCCAGCTTCATCCCACTTGAGTTCCATATCTTTCCACTTAACAACCCCTTCACTTTCTGTATTTACAATATCTCGAATGCTCAAAAGTCAGTTCCCATAATTATGATACTAGATTCTTCACTTTTGTGTGAGTTCGCTTCTTGTTTTCCCTCTGCACAAGCAATTGCAAATTTTTGATGAAAGTAATCTGCTAACTTTAACTCCCCTTTTTTCTCATACCCATGAGCAATAGCTTTGTAGGTAAGAGCTTCATGGTACTCTACTGGTAATACAGGAGATTCTGTCATACCATGTTCAATTCGTATCTCTCCTGTCTTTGCTCCTGTTTCTGTTGCTACAAATGGAGCATCGTGTCTTGATACATGAAAAGTTGCAGTACCAGAAGTGGGTCCAGAAAAGGTTCTTCCATCTTCTGTATCTGCAAATGCAATGGCATCTTTATCAATCCAATAAACTTTCATTCTGTGTCTAAATCCTGTGTGTCTGGTGGTGATAGCAATCTTTTAATCTTTTGATTGTCAAAATAAACTAAATTGATTGAAACTATTTCATCGTCAATTGTATACCAACGAACTCCATCTACAATTAACTGGTCAAACACACCTCTTAAAATTTTCGTTTTTTTAGTAAACTCTCGTAACCCTTGATTTAGATATACACGTATTTCTCTTTCCAACATTTCTGGATGATGAGTACGAACTAATTCTATTAACTGTTGTTGGGTTAATCCGTATCCATGTTGTTCTGAGTTAGGTGTAGTTTGGTTATTCGTTGCCATTTGTAGCCCCCATTTGTCCATTCAACCTAGCTATTTCATCTCGATACATCCCTTGAAGGTTTAATAGCTCTTGTTGAACTATTTGTGCCAATTCAACATCTTCATCTACGTGAATTAAATTATTAAGATGGTGTTGCAATAACCTCATAGAAGCTCCAACTACAACTGCATATTCAGCTATATCTGGGAAATTGGTAATACTGCTATCAAAATGATTTGGTGCTGGATAAGAATTGTAATCTACTTGACCCATTTCTGAAGCTATAGGGTCTGGTTTTATAAAAAGAAAACCACCAGTATCTAATTGACCTTCTATATAATAAATTGGACTTCTTTTTGTTGGTTCTTTTATACTGCCACTTCCAGCTTGTAAATGAGCTTTTTCTTCTAGTGGCATTTCTATACAACCATAACCAGCCCTAGTTACCTTTACTATTTTTTTATCCGTAACTGTTATTCCGTTTTCATTACTAATACTTGTTTTAACACTATCCTTAATTAATACTTCATCTGGCAACGTATCTAATACTGCTCTAGCTGATTGTTTTAGAAAATTAGATACCATGTTCTCGTAGTATGTAGTATCTGTATTTGAGCTGTAAGCTCTCTTTCCTGTAAGATTTTCTATTTGTGTTTTAAATGTCATTTTCTAAGGTAGGGGGACTACCGAAATAGCCCCCCTTAAACTCCCTTTGTTATGGTGTCACCATAAGTGCATGAGATTCTATCTGAGAAACTCCAATACCCTCATCTGAGAAGTACTGGTCTTTCACGAAGTCTGCATCGTTTGGTTGTATAGAAGCCTCAAACTTTGGCTCTCTATACTGAGCATGAAACAGATTCTCATCGGACACAACTAGCATATGCTTGTTGTAAGGTCCACGTAATGCTGGAGTTGGAATCAACTGCAACACACCATGAGGTGTTTCTAGAGTTCTGTAATTGAAACCTAGAGTATCTCTTTTCATGTCAGAGAGGTCTACGCCCCATCCACCTTCTTTAGCCCATCCAGCAGAGTTTGAACCAGCACCTTGCTTAGAGAAATACCCTAAAGCTCCAGCACCGACAAATGCTCTTTTCATACCAGCAGTTGGAACATACTGGAAGACTTTTTCCATCATATCAACGAAAGCATCGTAATCTGCTAAATCATCAGAACCAAATACGTTCTGTTCGTATGGGTCTTTTCCACCAGAACCAGTACCATCATTACCATGCTGTTGCAATGCTGGAACAATTCCCATTGTTGAACGAATAGCCATACCATTCGCATCTACAATAGCTTCAATGTTGCCAAAGTCACCAGAGATACCTTTAGGATTGCTTCCAAATAAGAAAGCTCTTTCCTTCTGTATTTTATGCTCAGATGATTTTTGGTCACGAAGTCTAGCCAACTCTTTAGACTCACCACGTAGGGAAGCCTGTAACAAAGTACCAGTAATCTGTACTGGTGTTTTGAATATCTGAGTTGAATTGTAGACTACGGACAAGTCATCTGCCCATGCTTCTGGTGATAAGCTACCTTCAGCCATTGCACTACCAACAATATAACATTTGTCGTTATCTGCTATAGTAATTGCTCCATTATGAAGGTTCTTTAGCTGTACGCCACTTCCATTGTAATCTGTAATTAATGCTACACCACTTTTAGCAGTTTCTGCTTCATTCCAGATTTCTATCTGTAAACCAATTAGGTTTTTTCCAGCTACAATGCCTTTTACTCCATCAATAGCAAAGTATTCTGCACTTCCACTATTTCCAGCTTCTAATACATGGTCTTCTCCAGTTACTGGGTCACCATTACCATCTACTGTTAATTCATCATTAATTGAAAAGCATTGCTTCTGCCAAGGGTTCTTGTGTTCAAACATTTTGAAAGTAGGGTCTGCCATTCCACTAATTGTACCTTGATTTGCTACAACTGTAAGAAATGGAGCTACATCTGTCCAAAGCTCTTTGACAATGTTTGGTTTGATGTAGAAGTCCCTTCTGTCCGTATAAAGAACACCACTTGAAGCTAGACTTTTACTCATTGCTTGGTCCATCTTTAATCTCCTTTAAGAGTTATCGTTTATTCGCCATCAAGCCCAAGTTGAACAAGTCTTCATCAGAAAAATTTGGTTTCGTCTCACCAGTCTGTACTGCAGTTGGTGTGGGTACTGCCAATCTCTGTTGTTGATTTTGTAAAGCTTGAACTTTCTGTTGAGTCGCAACTTCTTGCTGAGATGGGGCAGAGCGTAATTTGTCTAAACTGACTAAATTCTCTAAAGAAATAGATTCTGGTGAGCTATAATATTTTATAAACTCTTCAGCTTTCTCTGGAGCATAACCATATTGATTCATTAATTGACTTTTCATAGTATCCGTTGCCTGTTGGGCTTCATACGCCTGTCTCTGTTGTGCAATTTTTTCTTCTTGCACCTTCAACTGGTTTATTCTAGCCACTTCAATCTGGTCTTGAAAATCAATCATGTTGTCTCGATAATCATCCATTGATAATCTGTATTTAAACGACTCACTTTCTGCATCCATTACTGCTTCGGTTGCATCATAGTTCATTGGTTTGGTTGGACGTGTAGGTTTCTGTGGTAACGTCTCAGATTTCTCTTGCGAGGGAACCTTAGGATTGTCACCAGAAAGTGACCTTGCAACACCTTTAAGAGAATCTGGGTTTTCTTGAATATACTCTGCTATTGGAGCAATCTTCTCATACTCAGCTAATTTCTTACTCATGTTGTCAAATTCACTTGCCTTTTGGTCATACCTTGATTGCCAATACTGGTATCTCTGTTCTTCAGTTTGCCCAGTATTCTCTGGCTGTTGTACTTGAGCCTCAACTGGAGTCTCTTGTACTGGGGTGTCCTCTACATTTGGTTCATCTTGCCAATACTGTTTAGTCGTATCTAATACAGTTGGGTCTGAATTCTCAGCAATGCTTTGGTCATTCACTATATCTGCCATTTTCTTATCTCCTTTCCAATTTGTCCTTAGACAGCAACTGGATTTTGTTGTTCAGACATTATATCCCTATTTTCTTCTTTCACCTTGCCAAGCTCATCATTCAATCGTGCTTCATACAACTGAGTTGCCTTCTGCGTTCTATTGGATGAATCGTTTAGTTTGGTTTTGAATTTTTCTATCTCTACACGCTTCCTATCAGATGCTGATTCTCTTTGAGCAGTTTGTAGGTCGCCTTGCAGTCTTTTAATTTCTTCTTCCTGTGCCTGTAATTGCTGTTGCATTTGTTGTAGCATACCAGCTCGTTTTAGCACACCTTCTGTATCTGCAACTTCTGTTTGTTCCAATACTTCCTGTTGGTCGATAATTCCTTGTTGGAATAGTTGCATATAGTATTCAAATCTTGCCCATCGGTTGGATGGTAATGTGGAACCACCTACTACAATTAAATCATAATTGCCTATCGTGACATCATTCATTCTTCCTAAGACTGCTCCTGTAAAGTCATCATATAGTGGCTCATTTAAAGTCACTTCACTTACAATGCCATCTGGCTTCATAAGTCGTATAATTTTTTCATCGGTGTAGGTTTGCTGTATTAGTTTAACAACCACCTTTCCAATTTGATTAAGCATAGCGTCAATATCATCAAGCTTTGATTTAATCCTACGTTGTGCATACTCATCAATAGCAACTGTGCCTTTATACGTAGCTGGAGCTGAACTTGGGTCACCACTCTGAAGTGGATGGATACCAAGTATGTGATAAATAGATTGTTTAGCATCTTCTCTGTTCTTATATAGTTCATTGGGCAGAGGGACAGGTCCAGCGACTATAGGTTGTCCTAACTCTGGGTCGTATTCAATTACACCTGTACCAGCTCTAGACCATTCTTCTTCTAACTGCTTACGATTCATCGAACCTCTTGGTATTAGTAGTTTGGTGTTTGTAGAAGAACTAGCGTGAGCTATAATTAGAGAGGTTATTTTATTTATGTACTCTTGGATAGGTTTAATAAATCTTACATCGCTCATTGGATATGGATTTCTGTTATGCCTGTTCATCAGCGTTACAATTGGATATTCATCTATATCCATGATTTGTAAAGAGATAATTACCCTACCAGCAGAAAGTACACGTTTGATTCGGTCTACTAATACCTTGTTGCAAACAACAATTCCCTCTGCCACTAATTCTTTCATTTCGATTGGAATAATTCGAGTTGTTGACCCAGGAATTGCTTCAGCGTGTTCTTCTCCAGCCATTGGTACTGGCTGTCCTGTTTGTGGGTCTCTCATCATATGAAACACTTCACCAAACTGTTCATACATCGCCATCATTTCCAATACTTTATACTTTTCAGTTAGTGCTTGTCTTCCTCCCTGTGTTTCTACATAAACTGCTGGTTGCTGTAAAAAACCAATATAATCTTGGTCGTCATGAATAAACTCATTTCCATTGGTTTGGTCTACACAATGCCAAAATGGTAATTGTACTTTTTCATACCTATCAATTACTTGATATACATCTGAATCACTTTCATCAGCTTGTGGACCTAGCTTTTGGTCAAGGCTTGAATTATCTCTAGAAGAAGAAGGATATTTTTCATCTTTTCCTGGAGTCATTCTATCAAATAAAGAATTTCCCTCACTATCTTTTTCTAATAATTGTGGATAGGCATTTAGTACTTGCTCTTCCGTTAATGTTTTTGAAATAATTAGATTACTAGCATCTCTACAAAATGGGTCTCTAGATGCTGGGTCTATATAAATATCAAATGGGTCGATAGCTTTAATGCAAACTTCACCTCTTCCAAAGTCCTTCATAGGGTCAACATAAGCACACATTACACCCATACCCTTTACGTAGTAATCGTCCACCACTTGCTTTAACTCTACGTTCCCATTTGAAATATCCCAGATATAGCTCATGATATCTGAAAACACTCTTCCTACTTTTGTATCGCTATCATCTCTGCCAGTAGATTGAAATTTTGGTTTGTTTGCAGTAAGAAGTGCTTTAGCCTGTTCAACTGCTGGGTGAACTACATTATCAACAATAGGAGACTGAGCCCTATTTTTAAGAGTAGTTACTTGCTCACTTGTCCATTGGGAATTGTTACGGAATTCATCGTCTTCATATGCTTGGGTAGCCCAATCAGAACGTTGGGCATGGTAGTCAAAGAGTAAATCTTCTGACTTGAGAACTTCGTGATGAACATTTTCTGGCATAAAGTTGCACGAAAACTATTACTTCCCTATAGGGGGGTCTCAACACTAAGCTGTCATCCAGTCCTTTGCTTTTTGTACTGCACGTCCTAGAATGGGAACAGATTCATCCTTGGTCTCATGGTAAGGCTCATATGCTCCTTTGTTTGCATAATAGAACCCATCCAATAAATCATCGTGCTTTCCTCTAGGAAATAGAAGTAATTCATTGGTGAGGTCTTGCATATTTCTGTCCATGTACACCATGCCTCTTGCAAAGATGGGTTGCAAACTTTCTAAACGTCTGCTTTTCGAGTTTCTTGGGTTTTCTTTTACGTTTAAGCCAGGAATAAATAATCCTTCTTGTTCGCATCGTTTTATCACATACTCCCTTAACATCTCTTGATATCCAACACTTTCAATTCGAGTCTTCTGGGGATAGTATTTTTTAAAGTTATTTACAATAGCTTCTGCCAAATTTAGAGGGGTAGCCCTTTTCCTATAATAAGGCAATACGTACCTGTTTCCTTCTTTATCAACTCCAATATTAAATATCACACTATAATCTGCTGTCTGTTTCGTGCTACTCGCTGGGTCTACCCCTGTAAATATATTGATAGGTATTTCTTTTACTTCTGGTTCTGTCATTCGTATAAACGCTTCTTTGTCGCTGTTTAAATAGACTTCACCTTTATAGAACCGAAAATCGTCTGCTTTAAATAACTGGTCTTCATCTCCTACTATTTCACACATATACTCTCTATAGAACACAGAAAGCCTGTTAATAGATTCTAACTCTTCTTTTTTCTGCATTAATTTTTTAATGGACCACCAATCCTCCCAAAGTGCAATTCCTTTTTCAATATTTGGTTTGTACTCTAGGTTCTTCCATCCTTTCATTGCTTTGAGAGTTTCCACCATACAGCGTTCATGCTGTGGTGTTCCAATTACAATTAACCTACCTTTACGTGGGTCTAGAGATGGAATAGCAGATTGGAGGAGCCAACGTAAATTTGACTCCATCGCCTCTGCTGTTTTTGTATTGTTCTCATCTTCTGGGTCGTCTACGATAATTAGCGTGGGTCTCTGGTTCCCTATTTTTATTCCTCGTAATTGCTGACCTGTACCCTTGCAGATTACCACAGAACCATCTTTGAGTTCAATTTCACTTTTAGCCCAACTCTTGGCTGAATGCTGTCCCCAATATCCAAACAATTGCCTACATTGCTCACTATAATCCAATGTATCCTTTATCAATCCTAATAATTTTACTGCATGGTCTTGTGTACGTGAACATAACACAACTAGTTTTTTCCCTTCCCCAAATAACAAATGGTGCATAGGCAATATTCCACCTACAATAGAAGACTTAGCATGACCACGAGGTGCAACAATATTGATTTGTTTGTTCTCGTAGTTCATA